ATTACTTTCAATGTCAATGCTACTGGTCATAACTTCCTTCTTAAATTTGGAAGTGGAACTGGAGTAGCAAATCAAATTACATCATATCAAACTACGTCTAGTAATTTCCTTGGTGTTGTTGGTAATGTATCAATTGCAGCGAGTGGTGGTGGATCTGGTTCTAGTGGTGGTTTTAATACAGGACAGAATTATATTTGGTTTTCTGAAGACGGACAAGGTAATGCTTCAAATCAAGGAGAAAGATCAGTTGCATTTGCTCCTATAAATGCAACTGGTATGACTAAAATTGAAATAGATTGTTTCGTAGGTAACAATGCTAATGGTGGTGAATTTCCAGACGTTGTTTCTGCTACTGGAGAACATTTAGAATTACGTTACAGTTTAGATGCTTACAATGTTGGTATTGCATCTGCTACATGGGTATCAATTGGACAAATAATTCCAATTTTTACAGCTACCAATCTTGTACCAAATGGTGCAGATATATACACATTAAATGTTCCATCTGCTGCACAACAGGCAAATGTAACCTTCCAGTTATATCAACCAAGTAACACTGGTGTAGATAACTATGGTATCACAAATCTAAGATACTTTGGTTCAGGTAGTTCAATTGGTAATTATGAAGTAACATTAAATATAAATGTTGGTACTGGTGATGTTGAAGTTCCAGCTGGTTGGGGAACAGTTGTAACTGGATTAAAATTTAGAGATGGTACTTATCCTACCTCCTTAAATACTGGTTCAACAGCAAAAAATCCGTTAGAACAAATATTTTCATCACATAATCATGGATCATTTGAAATAGGACAAACTTTAGGAACTATGGTAGGACCTCCATCACATACAGCAGTAAATGCTGATGGATCTGCATTAGCAGCACAGAGTATTGAAAATGCATTAAATATAGCAGTGGATACTACTCAACCTTCGTTAACTATGACATTCATTATCAAGGCATTCTAATGGCAGTATTCTATAATAAAGAAAGATCTAAGTATGGGCACATAACTGGTCAAGTTATTGCATGGCCAGTAACATATGAAGGCACACCCGATCAAGCAAACAATGAAGCAGTATTACCTGCTGGTTATCTAAAGTGTGATGGATCAAAATATTTTGCATCTGATTATCCTAGACTCGCTTCTATTTTAGGAACTGGTACTAATACCGCTTTCATGAAGAAAAATTTAGATGGCACTGATTTTGAAAGTATCAATGATAATCAATTTATGGTTCCTGATCTAGGTTCTAAGTATCCAGAACCTACATCAGGTGCAAACGCAGGTGTTTATAATAATGTAAGAAAAAATGATTCATTAGGCACAGAAAAAAGTAGATCTGGTGTTGGTATAGATGCAGAAGCAGCGATTGGAGATACTAATGTTACTGTTACATATACTGGAACTATTAATGTTCCATCTCAAGAAGTTGAAATTAAGGGAAAACCTGGTTGGACATATGCAGGTGCAAGTCACTACACAGAGATAGAATCTGTAGAGGAGAATCAAATACATCCACACTTACATTTTACCACTTCAGCAAGATCTAGGTTGAGAGCTCAACCAGATATATTAGAGATAGACAATGATCATCCAAGACCATCTGGAAGAACTGGATTAAGAAATGGTTCCACAATTGATGTTCAAGAGTGGGTAAACGCAACAAGAGCACAAAACCAAGGTTCCAATCCACCTGCTAGTGGACAAGAACCATGTAAATTGTTGCAAGCATGGAACCCAAACTCAGGTACTAGTGATTCTGGTAGTCCACTTAGAGGTAGTGGACTTGGTAACCAAACAATATATTATGGTGGATGTATTGCAGATGAAGCAACAGGACCTTATCGTATTGGATCTGGAAGTGGGTTTGAGTATGGTTGTATAAATCTTCAAACATTTCAGGTAAATAGAAATTCGTTAGCTGGATCTCCAGATAGTTCAAATACTTCAAAGTTTATTACTAGACAGTGGATTCCTCTTGCAGGATGTTCTGGTTTTGCATCTGAAGGTGATGTTAGTTCTACTATGACTATACCACCAACCTATGTTGTTGGTGCAGTTGGTATGCCACTTGATTATCTTGGTACTGCTATAGCTGATGTTGTTCCTCTTCAATCAAATGAATCTTCAATCAGTGCAACAACCATAACTGATGTCGTTAATGAGGTAACAGATACTGCTGATATACCAATAACAGCAGGTACTTTACCAACTGCACATAATCATAGAGTTAGGTTGGCAAAAGGTGATCATACATATAAAGTAAAGACTGATGCAATATCAGTTGATCCAGAAAATTTGTTAACAACATTTGACATTGGAGTAGATAAGTCTATATCAATAGATTCTGCAACCCAACCATTTATTGTGATGGAGTATTTAATTAAGATATAATCATGGTACAAAGTTATAGAAATACTAGAAAAGGATTTTACACCGATTGTTATCAAGATACGACACCTATTGGTTCTATAATATCAAATTTAAAATCTGGTGCTAATACTTACGATCATTCGTTTGTTAATAAATCTTCTAATCTGCATAAATTAGAAGATTTTAATGGTAATGCATATGCTTTTGGTGATGATCCAGCGTATACTCATGATGGATATTTGTATTGTGATGGTACTGAATATGATATTAAAGACTATCCAACATTATATGAAATAATTGGTAATTCTTATGGAGGAAGATCAAGTAGTGGTATTGATGTAGTTAGTGGTGGATCAGGATATTCAACAACTGATACTGTATCATTAACAGTACCACCTGTCGGTGGAACACAAGCAACTGCTATTGTCAAAACAGTTGATGGTAGTGGTGCTATTTTAGAAATAGATGTATTAAATCCAGGTTCAGGATATTTAACTGAACCAACTGTAATAGTTTCTGGTTCTGGTGGAAGTAATGCTACGTTTACGGTTAGGTTAAGTGAGGGATCAATAGTTGGTATTAACACTGCTAATGTCATGCAATTTTGGGGTGAACAATATTTGGGAACATTTAGAGTTCCCGATACTGTTACTAAAAAAATTGTTGGTAATGGTCCTGTATTTGGTCAGAACTCACCTACAATTGGTAATTTATCATTGACAGTTGGTGCTACTGGTGGTGCATGGTATCTTGATCAAGATCAGCAAGACGATTATTTTTCTTTAGGTAGGATTACAACAACAGGGTATGATAATGTTGTTGAGACAGTTGGTTGTACTATTGTTGGTAGTCAAAAAGTTACAGTTACTATGGAAGATAAAAAATTACCTTCCATTTTTCAACATAGTCACTCAGTTTTTCATAGTATTACTGGTGATAATGAATGGTCAGGTTTATCTCATGGGGACAGATATGTACAAGGATATAAGTATGCGAATGGTAAGGTTAGTAAATGGAACCCAACAATGGGTGACGAGTTATCACATAAACATGGTTTACTAAGAACTCCACAAACTAATAATACTATTGCTACTTATGATTTTATGGATTATAAGGGTGGTGATAGTGGTGTTGGTGCTTTAAAAAATGTACCTAATTTAACAAGTGCTACTGGTTCAGAATATAAACCACAACCAGGATACACTACAGAAGTGCCATATGATGAGCAATTTTATCTTGCATCTGGTGCATCTAATGCAGGTTCATTTGAGTTTCAAACATCTATTGGAAATCCAACATTAATAGCATTTTCATCTTCGTCTGAGATTGGTGGAAGACAAGTAACAACTGGTGGTGTGCCAACCTATGATTTTTCTCAAGAGTTTGAGTATTCAACTCCTGGTACATATACCATACCACTTTCTAGTATTACTGGAACTCCTGATAAGTTAATCTATACTCTTAATGGTGGAGGTGGATCAGGAGCACTTGGAACTATAGCTGGTAATGATGGTCAAGATTCTACGATAACAGCAGGAGCAGCATTAGTTTTAATTGCTGGTGGCGGTGGTGGTGGTGGAGCATCAACTGGTCAAGTTGGCGGTATTGGTGGTACTGGTGGAGTTGCAACTGAGACTGGTACACTAACAAATCTTATAATAGCATCAAGTGGACAAGGTGGTCAACAGGGAGATAATGATGAGAAAACTGAGCAAGAATCTCCAAATAATCCTGGTGGAGGTGGTGCTCCTGGTGTAGGATTTGGTGGTATTGGTAATGGATCAGCTGGTGATAGAATGTTATTGGGTGGATTAAATGGTACATATTCTCAAACTTTAACATCCGATGGTTCATTTACTGGTATACCTACAACTGGTGGATTTACATCGGTAATCTTCACAATTAAAGGTGGTAAGGGTGGTGATGGAGTAACCAAAAATGCAGACGACTCAAACAATAAAGGTGGTTATGGTGGTAATCTGACTGTTCAATTTAAACAAGATGCTTCTAACCCTACTTATGTTGACCCTAGTTTTATAAATGCTCCTAGTCCAGGTTGGAATGCTGTTGTTGGTTCTGGTGCAAATGGGAGAAATGGGGGAACCAATTCTCTATTTTCTAATGGAGGATACGGTGGTTCAGGTGCTGGTGGTGGTGAATATGGTCCTTATAAACATGGTGGCGGTGGTGGAGCTTGCACTATATTAAGAAGAGGTACACAAATCGTTGCTGGTGCTGGTGGCGGTGGTGGCGGTGGTGGTGACGGTAATGAAAATGGAATTAATGAGTCACAAGGTCAAGCAGGTGGTGCATATCCTAGTGGTGCAGGTTTATGGACTGGTCTTCAATCATCTTCAACTGGAACAATAAGTTCTGGTTCTGGTGGTTCAGGTGGAAATCATGGATGTATTGGTGGTGGCGGTGGAGCTGGTGGAGGAGGTGTATCCTCTGGAACAGCAATAGGAGGTCCTGGAAATGATTACGGTGATGGCGGTGCACCTGGTGGTCCTGGTGGAGTTCCTGGTGCTTGGGGTGGTCACGGTGGTGGATTTGGTGGTAAGCAAGGAGTTTCTGAATACAAAACCAATTACTTCTCTTCTGGACAATTATCAAGTCACGAAGATACTAATGGATCTGTAAAACTTGATATAACCTATAATGCTAATAAATGGACAGCAGCAGGTGGTGGAGGTGGAGGTGGTTCACTATGGAATGGTGATGTTGATTGGTCTAGTATAGGAAATCCAGCAGCAATCACCGTTACTGTAGGTGCTGGTGGTGCAGGTGTGCAAGCAACTGGTAATAATGTTGGATCAACAAATTCTGGTGGTAATGGATATGCAAAAGTTGCAGTTGGAACAATAACTGGATACACTGGAGGTACAACAGGTACAACTACAGGCGATGTAATTGAGTCAGCATCACAAAATGCAACTGTTTGGGATGTTACTATAAAAAGTGATGGTACTGGTACAGGTAATGGAGGTAATTTTAAATTACCATCTACACAAGTTCCTACAGTATTATTCCGTGGTGGTGGTAAATCTAATGATGGACAAACTACATCAACTGGATATGATCAGTCAGGTACTGGACATGCCACAGCAACAGTTACAATTGCATCTGGTTTAGTTACTGGTGTTACTCTGGCAGATGGTGGCACAGGATATACAGAGCAACCATATGTTTATCTACTACATGGTGCTGGTGGTGCATCTTATATTACATCCCAATTTGCTAATGTTTCTGTAACTGGTTTAACATTAGCTGGTAGTGCATTTTCTTATACAAATTTCTTATTGTTTGGTGGTGCAGGATTATCTACAAATAGAGATAGATATGTAGTATTAAAAGCACAAGACACATCTTCTGTAAATTATTTTGGTATTAAGGCATGTAGGGGTAATGGTTTAAATGGTGGCGATGTACCAGAAGAAGGATTAAGAGTAGAATATCAACTAGCAGGTCAATCAGATTGGAACTATATTGATACCATTATTAGTCCATCGGCAATAAGACCTGATCCTCTCACTGGTATGCTTGTTCCTACATGTAGTCAAGGTGAAGCACATGATGGTACAGCAGGTGATACTAAATGGTATACTTATGCAGTTGTAATGCCAGCAGCTGCAAAAGCACCAAATACAAAAATTAGGTTATATCAAGAAAGATCTGAACAAGGTGGACAAGATCATTCTGGTGGTGGTGAATATGATCATTATGGTATATGTGAGTTTATATATTTTAGAGAAAAAACAACAGCGTTAGTATTTGTTCCTTCAGCTGGTGCTATCAAAAGAAATACTATTGACTTTTTAGATTACAATATACAAGGTGAAACAGGACCAAGTATCACATATAGTTCTGGTATGGGTTGTAGTGATGCAACACTGACATTGAAATCAACAACAAAAATAGAACCACAGGCAACCATTGATCCAGATTATGCTGTACCTTTGATCACACCCTACGTTACTTGTAAGTACTTAATCAAAGCATTCTAAATACTAATGGAGATATAGTAGTAAAATGGCAACAATACAGGTTGAATTAAATGTTATTGGACAGGAATTATCATATAATGGTATACCTAAACCAATTCCACAAACTTATTGGACTGATACATTAGTTCCTTTGATGTATCCTACATGGGATACTGATAAAGATAAATTAATTGCATTTTATTATTTTAGTGATGGCACATATACTGCCAAACGTAGAAAATATGTCATGAACTTTGCTACTAATACTAATGAATGGAAAGACTATGAGATGGAACAAGTTTCCAGTTCTGTTGCTAACACATTCAAGGACAAGTTGATTGAAGGATGGTATGCTATTGATGCCATTGAAAATGCCGAGTTTCAGAATGAACTTGGTGCTATGTATGCTAAAGCAAGAGCGATTTCTCCACTATCAGTAAGACTTGCAAGAGATTTTCTACTAACAGAGACTGATTGGGTATATGTAGAAGATTCTCCTGTTGATGCTGACACAAAGGCAATGTATACTTTATACAGACAAAAATTGAGAGATATACCTGATACAACAGAATTCTCTGCTAATGTTGAAGGCACTAAGTTTCCTGTTTCACCTGATTTCTATAATAAAATATACAAAAATGAGACTATTAATGCAGGTAAAGATTACTTAGCAACTGATGATCAGTTCTTGCCATTAGCAAGTCATTATCTCAAGAAATACAAAGATAGAATTGCACACTATTTACTTACTAAGTCATTTACTGAGAGATCATATTTTGAGAAATTCTTGGAAGAATATGGAGCTTCTAAAATAGCTGAATTAAATAAAAATGATTTTGATTATACTTTAGATGAGAAGAAAGCATTTTTAGATAAATTGCTCGCAGAATGTCAAGATGAAATTGATAATCTAGGAGGTTAGTTATGATTATACAAGGTAGTGAATTACAAGTATTTGATCTCGTTGCATGTTATGCACAGAGATATCAAAAAACATTAGTGCATTTTAACCTAGACAAATATAATAGTTTAGATACAACTAAGAAAGCAACAGTTACAACATATTACGAATCTATTGTAGATGATTATATTTTAGACATTATGAAACAAGGTGGTATTTTTAATACTGTTTCATTTGATGAAGAAACTGCTGCAAGCACCTATGCTGGATCATGGTTTCCTTTAGAATCACAGTGTCCAGATGCTGACCATTACATTCATGCTTATGTCGTGGATTCATATGGTGATATAATTTGGGAGAACAAACCTACTGGTAAATAATGAAATTATTTCCAACTCTTGTAGTTGATGATTTTTTTGAAGATCCTGATTATGTTTTATGTTTAGCAACAAACGCAGAATATAATGATCCAGGTCATACAAATTATCCTGGTGTTACTTCTAAAAAGAAAATACATGAATTAGATCAAGAGTTATTTGATAATATTCTACAAAAGATCTTTGGATACTATTGGGACTTAAACAATCCTGTTGAATTTGTGGTTGATATGGAGTTCCAAAAGATTGAGAAAAATGGTCAAGGTATTATCCATATGGACACAACTTATGGTGCTCTTTGTGCTGGTGTCATATATTTGAATCAAGATATGGACAAAGATGCAGGAACATCATTCTATAAATTGATAGATCCTGATTATAAAATCAAACAACATGAGTTTTTAGATCCTATTGCAAGGTATCATGCTGGTGAACATGTGGATGGACTTGACAATATTTGTAAAGATCATTATAATATGTTTGAAGAAACGATGAGAGTACAAAATCAATACAATCGTTTAGTAACATATGCTTCTGATGTATGGCATACTGCCACATCATATGGTAATCAAACAAGATATACTTTGCGGTTTTTTGTCAATGGTTTAGAGTCTAAGCATCAAAACTTTCCTTTACTACGATAAATGGACACTATTATAAACTGTCACACACCTCCTTCACAGGGGGTATTTTGATGTTATAATAAGTACATAACAAACAAATTACATCATGATCAAAGTTGGAACTAACGTCAAATCAAAAATACATGATGATCTTACTGGTCATGTTGTAGTATGCGAACCAATCAACAACTATGCTGTTATTATGACAGACATCATTGAGTATGAAATGATG